TTCTCATGGGGTCAAATGGATAGCGTATATGTTGCTAATGCTAACAACTCAGTTGTTAACGTTCCAACATTGCTAAACAATGATTCTTCTGTTAACAGCACACCAGATACTCCAGCAGCAACATTGAATATGGCTGCAGGTGCTCTTGGTGACGCACCAGTAGAGCGTGTACTTATCGCAGTTGGACAAGCTCCAGCTCAAATCGGTACATCAGCAGCTTTCAATGATCCAGCAGCAACAGGTTCAACACCAGTTGTATCAGTTGGAACAGGTTCAGTAACTACTGTTGCTCGTAACAAGGAGCGTGTATACGTTGCTCGTCGTGTTGTTTCTATTGATACAACAATGCATGCACTCAAGCGTGATGCAGCAACTGTGTTCCCAGTGAATTTCCGTTGCTTGCCAGATTCAGATGCAAACTATGCAGGTGCAGAATACGGTGTTGTTATTGACCGTGTATACGGTACATTCTAAACAAAACCTAATATACAATTTAATATTGATTCAAGCCCCGTCAGAAATGGCGGGGCCTCTGAATTTGTTTATACCTAATATCTTGGTATAATTTAACTAACACAAAGGAGCTATAACTTGGCAACAACAGTATATGATGTAGTAGAAATTGAATTGTCAGACGGGTCAAACTTGACTCTAAGACCTCTTCCAATTAAGCAACTAAAGAAGTTTATGGAAGTTATTCGTTCAATTGACGTTAAAGAAGATGCAACCGAAGATGACGCTATGGACGTATTTATTCAGGCAGCTATGATTTGTCTTGAAACATTCAAGCCAGAGCTTTCCAAAGATATAGATAAGTTTGAAAGCGTTGTTGAAGTTCCTACTATGATGAAGATTCTAGAAGTTTGCGGTGGTCTAAAGCTAACAGACCCAAACCTTCTGGGAGCGGCACTAGTTGGGACGAACTAGACCTACGCTCCTTGGAGTCCGAAGTATTTCTAACTGGTCATTGGAAAAACTTTGACGAATTAGAAAGTAATCTTTCTCTTGATGAATTGATGGCAATCATTGAGATTATCAGGAAAAAAGATAACGATGACAAAAGATTTTTAGCAGCAATAAATGGCGTAGATCTTGATGCTGAAGAAGAAGTCAGCGATGTATCAGATCTTATGAATTTAAAGGTTGCTAGAGACGAAGGTTTTGGAGTAAACGAAGGCTTAGGCTTTATGCAAATGGGGGTGGATGAATAGTGGCAAGAGTAGAACTTAATATAGTTGCACTCGGAGATTTTACTTCCGTCAATACGCAAATAAAAGCTCTACAAGCCCAAATTGATCTACTTAATAAAAGTGTTGCGGGAGTAGGATTAGGTAATAACCTTACCAAAGATCTTAATTCAGCAGCAGCAGCATTTAAAAATACAATGCTGTCAACTGGACAATTTACTCAAGCACAAGTCCAATTAAGAACAGAAACTCAGAAGTTTGGCCAGGCTTTAGAGTCTGGCAAACTATCTTTAGGTACATATTACAGCATAATTAAACAAAATTCTGGTTCAGCAATGAACAGTGTAAAAGCACTTGCTGTTGAACAAACTAAACTTCAAAATTCTGTAATAATGGCTGACCCTACAAAGCAGGGATTTTATTCAGTATTTACACCAACAACAATTAATAAAGTCGCTGATGCAACAAAGATTGCTGCAAACGAACAAAATATTTATAATATTGCTGTTGAAAAAGGAACGCAAAGTTTAATTAACTGGGGTAAAAATACACAGTGGGCTGGTCGTCAGTTAACAGTTGGTATGTCTGTACCTCTTATGCTTTTTGCAAGTCAAGCAACATCAGCGTTTAAAGATGTTAATACAGAACTTACAAGACTTCAAAGACTTTATGGTGAAGGTTTAACGCCTCCATCACAAGCAGAACTTAATCAAATTTCAGCACAGGTAACAGACCTTGGAAAAAATGTTGCAAGCAGCATGGGTATTGCCGTTAAAGATACTGTGCAAGTTGCAGCTAACTTTGCTGCTATGGGTCGTCAAGGACAAAATCTTTTAGATACAACATATCAAGCACAACGCCTTTCAAAACTTGGTGCTGTTGACGCAACTGCTGCAACAAACACAATTGTTGCACTTCAAAATGTTTATAAGGTAAGCACAAATCAACTTGCAGATGCAGTTAACTTTTTGTCAGATATCCAGAAGCAAACAACAATGACACTTGGCGATATGACAGAGGCTATCCCGCGTGTTGGTCCTATCATGCAACAATTGGGTGGAAGTTATAAAGATACCGCCGTTATGCTTGTTGCTATGCGTGAAGCAGGTATTCCTGCAGCCCAGGCTGCTAACGCAGTTAAATCTGCAATTGCATCTTTGATTGCCCCAACAAAAAGTGCAGTAACTGCAGCACAACAATTTGGTATTAGTTTAGATGCTGTAAAAAATGCGGGATCTCCAGTACAGATGATTGAAAAGTTACAAGAAGGACTCAAAGGCCTAACCCCATTAGCAAAAGAACAAGTTATTGAAAAGATCTTTGGTAAGTTCCAATTTGCACGTGTATCCGCACTTCTTGAAAACTTTGGCAAGATTGGGTCACAGACACAAAACGCTCTTAAGATTGCAGGAGCTTCTTCTGCAGAACTTGCTAACCTTGCTAATCAAGAAATGCAACAAGCAACATCATCTCCTACCGCAAAATATCAAAGAGCAATAGAAACATTTAAAGCTGACCTTATTCCAGTTGGTCAAAAGATTATAGAAATAACAACTACCCTTATGAACTTTGGTAATACTGTTGCTAAGATTTTTTCAGGTTTGCCAGGCCCAATTAAATCAATTCTTGGCATAGCTGCAATTGGAACGGTTTTGGCGGGACCTATAATTATGTTAACTGGTCTTATGGCTAACTTTATTGGTTATATTACCAAGGCTGTATTTAATCTTAAGCAACTTGCAACTGGTGGAACAACACTAAAACAACTTTTAACACCAGAAATTATTGCATCACAACAAGCAGCAGATCTATTCAGCAAGGGAATATTAGGCGATGTTGATTCTGTTGACTTATTAAATCAAGCAATTAAGAATTTGACCATAAGTATGGAAGGTCTTGTTTCCACAATGAATGCTGGAACAGGAATATCTGCAATTGCATCAGAGATAGCAACAATAGCAGAACCTGGATTAGCTGGAGGTAGAGTTCCATTTATAGCACCAGGAATGGCAACAGGTGGCTGGGTACCAGGAAATCCAGCTGCAGGAGATGTCTACCCAGCAATGCTTACTGGACAAGAAGCCGTTATTCCAGCAGCAACAGCAAAGAAATATGAACCATTTATTAATGGAATGCTTAAAGGTAATTTGCCAGGTTATGAAAAGGGATATTCTGCAGGACATACATCAATGCCATTTACAGCAGGCAGCACTCAATATGAAGAGATGATGAGAAGATATCCAAGTTTGGTTGGTTTGCAAGAAACAAATCCAGGATCAGTAAGAGTTCTTTCTAATCTAGTAAACACTTCTATGATGCAAAAATTAAATGCACAATTAAGAAGTGGAACAGCTACGCCAGAACAATTTGCAGCTGGTTTTGGTAATACTGGAGGATTAGGATTTGCAAGGTCTGCTGGACTAGGTGGATTAGCTTCAAATCCAGAAAACATTCAAGCATTAAAAGATTTTGAAGCAGAGCTTAAAAAGAGAGTTCTTGCTTTAAATAAAACAACATTGTCAGATGAAGACCTTGCAAAAGAAACAAGAAAACTTATTGATGAGCAAATAAATGCAGCTGGAGCATCCAAAGAAGTTGCAACTGCTTTGCACAATGCTTCACAACAGGTAGGTCAGGTAAGAGTAAACCCAGGAGCAGAGTACATACGTTCTGGCATAGCAAGTGGTTCACTAACACAAAAGGGAACTCTTGCATATCTAAATGAATCACCAGTTGGACAAATAAGAAATAAAGGCGGAAAGATTACAGATTACGCTATTAATCAACCAGGCGGGTATCAAACATCTACTGCAAAAAATATTGCTTCTTCAATTGAAGAAAGAATAGCACAAGACATTAATGCTGAATCAAAATCACAATCTCCTTCAAAGGCTACAAGAAAAGCTGCTAAAAATATGGTTGACGGTGCTGTTCTTGGTCTTGAAGAAGGAAAAGCAAAAGTTCAAGAAACTTCTGCAACAATTGGTCAATCAGTTACTACAACAATAGAAGAAGAAACGTTGGGCAAGTCTGGTGCTCCAAATGGCGGTTTGTTTGGAAAGCTAAAGGGAATGGCCACAAACGAATCTGGCAAGATGAATATTCAATCAAAGATGGCTTTGTCTGGCGGTCTTATGATGGGCGGAAGTATGCTTGCTGGCATGCTTCCAAAAGGAAGTAACGTTGCAAATATTACTCAAAGCACATCTTCAATGGCTGGAATGGGTGCTATGTTTGGACCTTGGGGCATGGCTGCGGGAGCTGCTCTAGGTTTGGTCACTGGTGGCATAGGTGCTCTTATGAAAGCAGAAAAAGAGCATGCAGAAACAGTTAAAGCAACATTTACTGCAAGTACCCAATCAATACAATTATTTGGCGGTTCTGTTACAGACACAACCCCTAGAATACTTCATATGGCAGACGCTATATCTGGAGCTGGCATTACATCTAAAAAAATTGTAGGAGAAATTAATCAATTAACAGATGCAATTTCTAAATTAGATAAGGGTGATCCATTAAAGAAAACCGCAGATGCAATTAAAGGGTATGATACTGTAGGCGGAATAGTTGGAACATTAAAACAATTTGCAGCAGCACAAGTAGCAGCAGGCATGGATCCAGCGGGTGTTCAAAAGATGGTTGCAGCAATGTTGCAATATGCAGGAAAAACACAATATCTAAATGCAGCATTAAAAGAAATTATTCCAGCAACTAGAGATTTGGGTGCAGCTCAAGAAACTCTATTACAAAAAACTGTAAGCCTTGCTAATGCACAGTACTTAGAAATGCAAGCAAATCAAGGAGCTATATCAGCTTATAAAGATTTAAATAGTCAACAAAAAACCGTAGCTGATGCATTTGGAACTGTTGCAACTTCTTTAATGTCAGCAACCGCAAAAACTTCAGATATGAAATCAGCTATGGATGCATTAAATCACAGCGGATTAGATGCCTATACTTCAGGTAAGATTCTTTCTAGCGAATTAACACAAATGGGAGAAGATAAAAATTTTGTTGCTAATTTTAACCGCATTAATGGTGTTGTAAAAGATACTGGAACAGCATTATTAATATCAACTGCACAAGCAATGGGTCTTAAGACTGGTTTAGATAATGTTGCTCTTACAAAATTAGCAGCAGATCCAAAAGCTTTAAAACAACTAGCAGACGATCTTAAAGCAGCAAATGATGCTGCAAATGCACTAGCTAAAAAAATAGCTCCTCCTGTTACAACTTCTTCAACATCAACAACAGATCCAGTAACAGCATTAACTGCAAAATATAGCAAACTTGTAAACTTAGAGAATAAACGCATATCTGATCTTGAAAAAACAAATAAGTTAATGAATGATCAAAATCAAGCAGCACAAGATGCTGTTGATCTTGCCTCACAACAAACAGATCTTCAAAATCAAATTCGTCAAGCTATGGCAAGCGGTGATTATCTAAAGGCTAATTTATTACGTCAAAACATGATGGCAAATCAAGACACATATAATCAAAAAATTACTCAAAATGCTAATCAGCAAACAATAGATACGTTAAAACAACAACTTGCAGATTTTAATGATCAAATTGCAAATAAAATAGACCCAGGACTAAAAGCAGCAAAGGCTATGGTTGCTACTGCCAATACAACAAATTTAAAATCTTATCAAGTTGGTTCTGTAACAATGCCTTCAGCAATGACTTATGGATCAGCTGCACAAATGGGAACAGCAGCAAATAGCATGCCTCAAGTTAATCTTGTTATTAATATGCCGCAAGGTATAACACAAGAGCAGGGTAAAGTAATGATAGCTAATGGAATTAATGATGCTTTTACAAAAGTGGGCATTACATCTGGAGCTTCAGCTAGATTGAAGTCTGTAGGAGGATAACATGCAAATACAATCAGGTATACAGGTGTCATTAGACGGAACAACATGGTATAAGTTAACAGACCACAATCGTGATCCATTTAAAGTTTCATATGAAGTAATTGATAAAACTAGCCGTATGGCAGATGGAACAATGCGTCGTTATGTTGTAGCAAGAAAACATAAGATAACATCTTCTTGGAAGCTTACAACATCATGGACACCCGATGCTGTAGATTATAATGTTGCAGACACGACAACTGGAAAAGCAGGAGCTTGGATAAAAGCTTTTTATGAAGCAAATGTGTTTAATCCTGTTTATGTAAAGATTATAAATGCAGGAGAAACAGTTCCATCATCTGGCTCTTATCCTGATGAATCAACATATTATTCTTCTAAAGATGCTGCTACGGATACAGATAATAAAACTTATCTAACTTACATTACCGCCTTTGATTACGAGATTGTAAAAAGAGCTGTCGGTGGCATTCAAGCAACTGGGCGGGATCTAGTAAATATTACAATAGAATTTACGGAGGTATAATGAAAGGCTCCTCCGCAATTAAACAGTACTTCTCATCTGGTACACAACACTATGTAGTTCCCTCAGTTTCAGCAGAATGGAACTATAATTTATTTTATGCCCCATACGCTACATTTTCAGGAGACGGAACACCAATATCAAATGGATGGAATACACCATCAAATTGGTCAGCAACAAACTGCGTTATAACTTATGATACAACAGTCGGAAGAGTTGCAACTGCATATCCAAATACATCAGCTTTAAGATTTGCAACAACTGGTCAAAATGGGTCGGGATCTATAGTGATAGCCCCTACTGGTTCATATACTAATAATACCTATAAAGTAACATTCTATGCCAAAGTAGTAGAGAATATACAGGTAAGCCTAACAGCATTAAACTATGTAGATAGCCATAGATCTTCATCATCATCTCAAGTTATTGATAGTACAGTATGGACAAAGTTTGAAACCTATATCAGCTCTTTGCCTACAGAAAGCTCATACCCATCATTTACTATGACCCTGGACTTTACATCAATTGATACAACAATTGCTATGCAGACTCAAACACCTTTGAGTTCTTATAATGTTCTTATTGATCAGCTTGAAGTTTTTCAGACTACCGAGCAAGATTATCAATATGGTAATCTTTGGCCAACATCATCTCCGTTTGGATTCTTTAGACCAGGCGAGAGTTATATACCATCAGGAAATTCATTAACTCCGCTTGCATCAAATTTTAGACAAATTAAAACTGCATTCCAACAATCATCTTTTAATAATCAAGTTATGCCTGCAAGCCCAGTAACATATCACCCTACAGTGCTGGGTTCTGCAAATTCTAATCCATTATTTAAAAATGGAATACTTTCAGATTACAGTACATATAAATATTTTGTATCAGATGGCGTTACAAACTCTTTAGGTGCACTTTATGATACTTTGTTGGCAACAAACAAAATTGTTATTAAATTAAATATTAATTATGCAACACCAACCAGCCTAACAGTTAATTTGTATAATACTGTAACTAACTATACATATACAAAAGCTTTAACAAATTCAGATATATCGTCTGCTGGTGTAATAATACTTTATCATCAAGCTGATGGATCATGGTCAACATCACCATGGACAACAATGCCAATATTTAACACATCTGGTCAAATAACAAATTATCAACAAATTAATAAAATTGTTGTTACTCAAAACTCTGCAACAATTAATTCTGCATATTCAAGCCCATCTTCAAGCATATCGGGTGATAGCGGAAGATACGCTACATATCAAAAAGATATGACAAGACTTCATGTTATTGAAATTTCTCCAAGGATAGAGATAGACCTAACTAACTATTTAGTTGATGTAAATACAAAAGAAGAATTAGATAACAAGCAGAACCCATTGCCAATATCTGCGATATCTGCTAATTCTGCAACAGTTAATTTTTCAAATATTCCGCTTACAGTTAGTGGAAACGTCCTAAGTATATTTTCAAATAACTCAAGTGCATCACCGCTAAATGGTTTATTTAAAAAGAATGTAAAAATTTACATTAACTATATAGTTAAAGATACTGTGGCGGGAGCTTCAAGTGCGGACAAAGTTATTGCTGGAGGAGTTTATTATGCTGAAGAATGGAGCGGTAAGGACCTTAGTCATACACAAGTTATTGCTTATGATATAAGTAAGTATCTTCAGTTATTGTCCCCAACAGATTATGTATCTCAATCTCAAGATGTATTTACTGTAATAAGTAACATATTAGATTTTTCAGGTTTTACAGATTATGATTATGATAGTCTAAAAAAGGTAACGACATCTAGAGTTGTTCTTGTAGATGGAACTATATTAAACAATCCATCTCCAATTAAATCTTCGTATTTCTATTGTGATAGCTTACAACAAAAAGTGTTTGACGTGCTCAGAGAGCTATTTGAAGTTTATCAAATAGGTGCATATATAAATGCATACGGAGTTATGGAATTCTTGGATCTAGAAAATATATTGGGCAATACAACACCTAATTTGCTAGTACATGATAGTTCAACTCCAGTTGCTATTTCTACCCCAGCCTATACTGATAGCTTGACTGTTACAAGTAACATTACAGAAAACACATATACTGAAAATGTTAAAACAAAAATTGGTAAAGCAACAATGAAATTTAAGATTCCTCAAATCAATAAAACATTTGACATTGAAGGACTATCAAATACTCAAGCTTTAGAGACAAAAGTTATTGATAAAAATGATATTTTATGGCAGTTGGAAAAAGAATCTGCAGCAACATTTAATTATTTAAGTCAATCAATTAATAATTATTCTCAAAATTATTTTTATCTTGATCCAAATGATTTAACAAATACTTTTAGATCTTTCAGCATTGATCAAGAAGGTTATGCAATTATAGAAGGTGAAATTGTAAGTTTTAAAGATAAAGAATTTAAATTTACTACAACATCACCTACCGATAGCTCCGCTGGACCATCAAATTATATTGCTGATTATAGAGTGGTTGTTTCAAATGCAGCAGATTTGCAAGCAGCGGTATCAGATTTTTCTGCAAGATCTGGATATGGCGGATCCGTAAGTTATACACCTACAGGAAAAATATGTAATGTAGAAAGAGGTCTTTTTAACACTCCAGTAAGAACTCATACAATGCTTGATAATTCAAATATTTTTAACCGCACAACAGTTTATTCTGGCAATACGCCAACAATTTCAAATAATCAAATTATTATGAGTGCAAATACTCAGGGTATAAAAAGCATATTAGTTCCAAATGATGATGTAAGCCAACAATCAAATCCTTATTATACTTTTTCAACAAAGATGAGTATTGGTGCTAATTCTGGAACACCATATCAAGTTGGTATGGGGGGAGGCCTAGTATTTGCCCTAGGTAATAATCCAGTTTATGTTGAGATAAGACAGGAAGCGGGAACGGGAGGATCATATGTTGGTTCAACGTTTGTTCCTGATACAGCTTATCACTTATATGTATATCAAGGCTCTACACCAACAAACTCAACAACACTATTGGGCACCACAACAAATCCGCTAATATATGTTCCTATAAACCAAACTATATTAGACGAATCAAATATATATCCAAAAGGATCTCCATTTGAAGATTTTGGTAAAAGAGTTAACTTAAAGTTTGTTAAAGTAAAAAATCCAGCAAGTTGGATTGATACAACTACTAATCAATTGGTTCAAGGACCTTATTTTGAAATTTATATTAATAACAAAAAAATTAATCTTGCTACAAAGCCAGTTAATTTAGATACAAGTGGTCAATATGGAATATTTACTCAAACAACAAATGCTCAAGCAGGAACTTCAGGAAGCATTGGCTTTACAGAAATATACGCTACTCAAACCCCATTAGATGATGCCAAAACACATTATCATTGGCAGTTAAACAGTTTTGCTAATACCCTTGCAAGTAAGAGTAAGGTATTTGAAGTTAACTATATGTTGCAGGTAAGACCAGAAGTTATTGGAATAAGTTTTTATGATGTTCAATATCAGACTGCTCCAGCAATTAATGCTTACTCAGTGCCATCCCCATACGACTGGTTCTACTTTACAGAAGATCCAACAAGCCCAGTAGATGCTACGACGGGTCATCATAAAGGATATATATTAAACAGCATGTCTGTTAGAGAAGACGCATTAACTTATTCTAATATATATAATTCAGGATTCAGGGGCAGGTTTGCAATAATAAATGGATCACCATCAATGATATGGCTTAAGAAAACCCCAGATTCTAAAAACCCAGTTGATGTTACCTACCTAGTAAATACAAATGATCTTGTATCTTTAAGTAGTGAAATATCTATTGAAAAAATATTTGATCCTGCTAACATATCTGAAAGTATTGAAATTAACTCAAATTGGGTTCAATCAAAAAGTGCAGCATTGGGAATTTTAAAGAACATATTTAGAGCTGTAGACGGCTTTAGTCGTGATACACAAATCTCAATATATGGAAATCCATTATTTGAAGTTGGAGATGTAGTACAAGTTAATTATAGTTTAAAAAATATTTCTAATAAAAAGTATTTTGTTCAAGGTGTTGAGCAGATCTATAGCACAGGTCTTGAAACTGTTCTTACTTTGAATGAATTACCAAACAGTTAAAACTGGTATAATGGGTAAAGGAGAAAAATGACTCAGATATCAAGAAGTAATAGACAAGCAACCCCCGTACCAGGTGGGGTGCAAAAAAGACGTACTCTTGTAATCTCAGATAGGGATCCACGCAATAACCCATCATATATAGCAAATTATATTGGAGAGGTAAAAGTTCTTCCATATGCAGAGTATTTGCAATATATTAAAACAACTACTTATGCTGAGCCAAGCGATGGGAACCCTACAGACGCTTCCACTGGAGGTACGGTTGTCTCAACCCTACATCCGCCAACTAACCTATATTGGGATGCTACAGTAGGTTCTGCTGCCACCGAAATCATACCCTCTGGCACAAGCCACACAATTAATCTTTATGTAACTTTTGATCCATCAACAGATGATGTTGCTACAGATGGTACAATAACTTATGAGGTAAGAGCTACGGCAACTGGCCCAGCAATTACTTCGGCAACAGTTGCAAATGGCGGTGGTTCTTCAACAAATAACTCTGGTACAACAATTACCCCTTCAACAACAAGTACATCTGCCCCAGTAGTTCTATCAACAATTTCAACGCTTGTACATACATCGGGTGAAATTCAAATAAGATGGAAGGGTGTTTCTGGAGTATCTGGTTACGATGTTGTTGTGACTGGTCCAAATCAAGCTAATGCTGCAGGAAAAGCATCAAAAGCATATGTTACAGGAAAAGATGTTGGAGCAAAAGGAACTGCAAATGCTGGATACCATGTATTTACAATATATCCTCAATCCCCTGCAGTATTTCATGGCACATATACATTTAGTATTTCAGCAAAATATACAACAACAACTTCAAAGGCGGTATCTTACAATGTTACAGTTTAAAGGAACTTATGTTTTTAAGCAAGATGGGATAGAAATAGGTAGATCAGAAAACCTAATTACTACAAACGGAAGAAAAGTACTTCTTCAATATCTTGCTGGAACAAAAACTGATTGGGCAGCAGATATGGCAATAGGAGCAATTAACACTTCCCCCACCACTTCAGATGTTGAATTAAACTTTGAAACAGGAAGATACCCAGTAACACTTAAAACATACATTTCTGCAACAACGACAAATCCAGATCTAATAGTTGTCAGATCAACTTTGCCAGCAAGCTTGTATGCAAACATATATGAAATTGGCTTGTATCCAGAAACAAGAATAACAAATGTAGCAAATAGAAGTAACAAAATTTTAACAGATTTTTATGATTTAACTAACTGGGTTACAAGTATTGCTGATCAAACACAAAGCATTACTGGTCAAGGAACGTCATACATAACTGCTTTTTCTCCACAAGGAGCTTCTTCACCAAGAATTGGCGGGTTCTCAGTAGACCTTAATCCAAATACCACATACAGCAATAATACATTTGCATTTAGCTTACAGGGATATTCAGACCTAGATAACTTACAACTTTTAGTATATAACACATCTGCAGGAAATCTTACAGTTACACTAACAGATTCAGTTGGAAATCCATATACATTTAATTATACATTGACAACAAATTCTAATTATCAAGTAATTAGTGCACCATTCCCAGCAAATATTAACTTTGTTAATACATTTAATTCAATATCAATAACTACAGATACAACTGCTGCTTTAACAATTGATGCAATAAAAGCATCTGTAACAAATGAACTTACAAATGAAGATTACATAATTAGTAAATCAGTGCTTACTACACCTATTGCAAAGATTTACGGAACACCTTTGGATGTTGAATATTATGTTCAGGTATTGTAGGGAGATATAAATGGCCGTAGGCACAATAGCAAATATAAGTATATCTGCTTATAGCACATATGTTAATGTGTCTTTTGCAAAACCAGCAAACACTACAAAATATGTTGTAACTGTAACTGATGCAGTAAATTCTTATATATCTCCATTTAGTCAAACTTTTTCATTTTCATCATCTGCAGTTGGATCAATAGTTACATGCAGGGTAACTGGAATGAATGCGGGGGGAAAATATTATGTTTCTGTAACCCCATATAACGGAACAACTGCTGGAACTACAAAACAATATTCAAATTCAGGTACACAAAATTTAGTTATTATTCCAAAAACAACTACAACTGCACAAGCTGGAACAACAAGTGGAACAACTTCTGCAACAACTTCCACCACTGGAAATGGTCCAATTAATCCAACTAGCCCGACTGGATCAACCGCCAACGGTGGAAGTAGCGGAACTTCTTCTGCAGCACCCTCTAATACACCAGTATTTAACCCAGGATCTGTAAGCACTTCTCCACCATCAGATATAAATTCGTCAGCTAGAATTAGTCAAAAAGTTGAGGGACTTGACCCAAACACACCATACTCTATTGATATTCGTGCAGTAACAACTGATGCAAGTGGCAATACTATATATTCAGAATGGTCTCCAAAGCTTAATCTTATTACCCCAGGTTATTCTACAGATGGCAATAACTTTCAATCTGTTAATAATGCTACAGATATTCAATTATCTGGTGGATCAATTTTTGCGGGAACTTTTGATGTAAGCACTGGAATAATAGATGTAGTAAATGACACAGTAAACGGATCTGGCGTTATATTAAATCAAACAGGACTACTTGGCGTAAATGCTGGAACAAAAGAATTTTATCTTGATGCTGCCACAGGTAATGCATATTTTGCAGGAACCATAGGTGCAACAGTAATTCAAAGTACAAACTATTCTCCATCAATTGCAACATCAGAACCTCTGTATACTCAAGCGGGAATGAAAATAGATCTTAATAACGGATCAATATCCTCAAAATCATTTAGGATAACATCAGATGGTACCGCTTATTTTGCTGGATCAATTGCTGCAAATGCAACAATAAATGGAGTTACGGCATCAACAGTTGTTTCAAATGCAGCTACTGGAATTACTAAGAATGTAACTTTTACACAAGGAACACAACCAACAGCATTAAATATTGGTGATTTGTGGTATGACTCAAGTAATGGATTTAAATCTTATAGATGGAATGGGACAACCTGGGTTAGCGTACAAGATGCTTCAATTGCAACAGCACAATCTGCTGCAAATGCTGCAAATACAAATGCTTTAGCTGCTCAAACTTCTGCTAACGGTAAAAATAGAATTATTTATGGTGCACGTGGATCTGATGCAACTCATGGACAAGCACCAGATCTTCAAACATATCAAATAACACAAGGAACAACCAGTACTTCTGTTAACTCATCAACAGGATCAGTTACTACATCAACTACGGGTCAAGTTAATACTTTTCCATCACAAATTTCTAATACAAGTGGTAATATTGCGGGAGATACTTGGTTTGTGTTAAACAATTACGGTAGTGTAATTGCACAATATACTGTTAATTCTGCAGCAACATACTGGGTATGGACAACAGTATCAAGTCAAATTATTGGCAATCTTGATGCGGGAATGATAACAACAGGAACGCTTAGTGCTGTTAATATAAATAATAATACAGGAACTTTTGCTGTTGATACATATGGAAATCTTAAAGCAACATCAGCTTATATAACGGGAACAATTGTTGGATCAAATATTTATGGTGGAACTTTGCAAACTACAACAACAGCAAATTCTGGAAATTATATATCTATATCTAATTCAAACAACGCCATATCTTTTTATTCTGGTACAACAGGATACGCACACATAACACCTTTAACAGGCGGTACAACAACATACGGATTAGTTATTCACCAAGGTTCTACGGCAGACTCAACTGGTGGAACTTACCCTCAAATGTTTATAGGAAATAATATTTTAAGCTTATCTGCTAATACACCAAGTGCAGTAGCTAATGCTGCATTTTTAACATTTTTTAAAACAAGTGGCAACTTAAGTATTGGTGGAAACGTTTCATACTCAAGTAAAAATCTTGGCTGGACACAAGGAACAAACTCTGTATCTTATAAATTATTAGGTGCTGATTCGGCAGGTAATTTTGCTCAAATGGGAATAGGTTTATGGTATAGTGGTAGTTATGGATCTTCAACCCCGCCAAGCAGCATAGGCGATGACGGTGATTATCTATTTAGTTCATAGGGGATTTAATGCCAAGTATATATCATAGATCTGGCGGGTCTTGGACAAGAATAGCAAAAGTATATCATAAAGCATCTGGTTCATGGACCCAGATTAGATCAGTATATAAAAAAGTTTCTGGTTCATGGGTAAAAGTATTTTCAGCTGGCTCAACATCTATATCCGTTAGTTCAATAACTCAAACTGGAGCAACTTTTAACTGGTCATCAACCGTATATAATGGAAGTTATCAAATACTTATATCTCCATCCGTATCTGGATTTCCCATTAATTTTACATCTTCTACTACAAGCACTTCAACCACATCTTTATCTGTAAATACATCTTATACGGTTACAGTAAGAGCATATTCTGGAACAGGTCAAACTGGTAGTTATGATACAGCTACAGCTAATTTTACAACTTCAAGTTATTATAATGTTACTTACAGTGCAAATGGTGGTTCAAATGCACCAACAGATTCTACTAATTATTCATATGCAGATTTAGTAACAGTAAAAACAATAGGATCAATGACAAGATCAGGTTATGCTTTTGCTTCATGGAATACAGCAGCAGATGGATCGGGTACTTCATATAATCCAGGAAATCAATTTTATATATATAACAGTACAACACTTTATGCACAATGGTCAAATGTTATATATACGCCAAATTCTGTAGGATCTCTTACGGGAACATCAAGTTCCTCGTCTTATGGTGCGAGTTGGACTGCACCAACAGTAGATTCATCTCATAGTGCAGCAACAGGATATTGGTGGACTAGCAATACTACGGGCACAACTCCAACAACAAACGGAACTGGAAATCAAATTACCGACCCAGCTTCTACATCAGTAAACGTATCCCCCATATCCCCTGGCACATATTATATATTTGTACAAGCTTATAATACTTACAATGGAACAACACAATATAGTGGGTGGTCTGGAACTGGGGCAATAAATGTTGTTGCTGCCCCATATGTTATAAATAATCCTACATTAAGTACTTCTGCTTGTTATATTAATTATCCAATTACTTGTACAACCTCTACTTCAGATTGGGGCGGAGGCGGAACAATAACATTTGCATATCAGTGGTATTATAAAACAGGTACAACTGCATATCAAATATCTGGTGCAACATCAGCAACATATTATCCTGCGGGTATTTATGCCGTGCTTAGTAATACAATAAGTTGTCAAGTAACTGCTACAAATAGTGCTGGATCAACAAGTTTTACATGTCCATATGTACCAGCTAGGTATACTGGAAATGCTGGTTATAATTTATCTTACAACACATACACATTTACAGATTCTGTTGCAAACTATGTAGATTTTGCATGGGCTGTCGGATCAACATCTACATCTGCAAGCCCCACATATACTCAAGGATCAACTACAGAATCAGTAACTTGGTCAGGGGCATTAAGTAGTGGTTATGGAAGTGCCTCAAGCAATCAAGTAACCATCAACACGGCTGGCAGATATCTTTACATATTGCCTATTGTACAAGATTCAGTAAGTCATTATTATTATAATGCTCTTAATGGAACTCAAAATGGAGCATATGTATTTGGTCCAACAGTTAATAACCCCCCTCCAACAACAACAACTTCTTCAAGTTCTACAACAACTACAACAACTTCTTCAAGCTCTACAACAACAACTTCTTCAAGCTCTACAACAACAACTGCTTCAACAACTTCAACAACAAGCTCATATACATGTAATTCATCTGCAACAAAATTGTGTACTTCTGCAGATTTAATTAATGGTTGCTGTTTGTATCCAAATACCCCAGGTGCTGGAAACTGTGGCGGAGCAGGATCATTTAGCTTTAACTGTTAAATATTGACATAATTATAGAAAGAATGATACAATAAAAAAATGCTAACAGATAACGATATATATTATTTTCCAAATAAACACCCAGGAGTTCCAACGATAGCTATTGCCATAGGGATAAATGGTAAAATAATTATAGATATGCCTACATATGTTTTTTTCTATGACATTTTAAAATCAGCAGATTCTGTTGTTGCAAATAATGAAGATCATAGCAATATTAGTTTTATAAAAAATGAAAATGTTATTGAGACTTTACAAACTTCTTCATTTTTAGGCAGTTTATTAGCAAGTAAACCAGATATTTTAGAAATATTTAGACCACCAAATCAAGATCAATATAAAAAAAATTCTCGTGTATCAAGCGGTTGGCTATATGATTCAGAAGGAAATTTTAATTTGCCTTACGAAGGTTGGGATACAGAAATGGTTGACGGCAAATATAATGCAGATAATGAATTTAGATATTTAAATTTTTATACAGGAGATTAATATGTCAAAAGAAAAAACACCATTTGAAAAATGGCATGAAGAAAATGAAGAAAAAATTAAAGAAGAAAGATCTAAAATTGTAAAAAGGGTAGCAAGACCACTTGATATTTTAAACCCATCAACACAATATTTAGATAATGAAGAGTCAAATGCAAGATATGAAATTTGTAAATCTTGTCCAGAATTAATTAATTTAACAAAACAGTGTAAAAAATGTGGTTGTTTTATGGCGGTAAAAACAAAAATTGCTCACGCTTCGTGCCCATTGGGTAAATGGTAATTTATGTCTAAATTAATTTTGTCGCATTGGCACGGCAAATTTGGTAACAGAATGCATGAGTATGCTTTTGCCAGCACATATGCAAAAAAATATGAATATTCAATTGAAGCTTTTTCACATTGGGAAGGAATACTTCTATTTAAAAATCCACAATATAAATTATTAGAAGAAAAAGAATTGTGTGAGTATTTAAGAAACAGCGACCTTAGTCTTGAAGAAAGAAATGCAAAAGTTTTAGAGTATTATCCAGAAGCAAATTATTTTGATCCACATCAGCATGAAAACGCATACGCACAACCAGTATGTCAAATTATATTTGATAGCTTAAGTGCTTATAATGACGATATATTTTTAGGTATGGATTCTAAATTTATTAAAAGTTTATTTGAATTTTCTGATTTAGTAAAAGAAACTGATTCTTATAAATATTGGGAATCAATAAAAGGAACTTATGATGTTGCACATTTAAGAAGAGATGATATAGCAAATGTAGAGTTTAACTTAACTCACATACAAGGCTATTCAGTTATATCAAAAGAATCTTATTTTAAAGCTTTTGAAAAATTTGGTTTTGATAAAGATAAAATTCAATGGGTATCTGATGATTTTATTAATAAATGGCATACAGATAGGCCAAAAACAAAGCAAATGGGTTGGAGTTTTCCAGAAGGCTCCATTTATTGCCCAGGCATAATATTTGATTGGCTTGATGATTTTTTAAAAATTTATTTTGCAAGAACTGTTTTTAGAGCAAATAGCAGTTTTAGTTGGTGGGCTTGTTATTTGTCACCTACAGCAAAAGTTTATTCACCAATAGTTGATAAACAATTAATATATGGTAGAAATGGTTTAACACAAGAGATTGATGTTGAATTTTCAGAAGGAAATGAAAACCATTGGATGCATTTTGATCCACCAAGAAAAATAATAATAACATGAAAAACATACTTGTACTTGGAGCGGGCGGATTTATAGGTAGCCATCTTGTTAAAAGATTAAAAGAAGAAGATTGTTATGTTGTTGGAGTAGATCTTAAAAAACCAGAATTCTGGGAAACTTATGCTGATAAATTTATCATAGCTGATTTAAGAGATTATCAATCTGTAATAAAATTGTTTAACATAAAATATGATGAAATATATCAACTTGCTGCAGATATGGGAGGTGCTGGATATATTAATACTGGTTTTAATGATGCTGAAGTAATGGGTAATTCAATATTAATAAATGTAAATGTTTTAAAAGCTGCACACGTTTTTAGATGTAACAAAATACTATATTCTTCAACTGCTTGCGTTTATCCAGAATATAACCAAATGGATCCTTTTGGAGTAAATTGCAGGGAAGATTCAGTTTATCCCGCTCAACCAGATACAGAGTACGGCTGGGAAAAATTATTTAGTGAAAGGCTATATTTGGCATATAATAAAAATTATGGAATGAATAATAAAATAGCTAGATATCATAATGTTTTTGGTCCTTATGGAACTTGGGATGGCGGAAAAGAAAAAGCACCTGCTGCGATAGTTAGAAAAGTTGCTAAAGCTACAGATTCAATAGAAATTTGGGGGGATGGAGAGCAGACTCGTTCATTCTTGTATATAGACGAATGTGTAGAAGGAACAATTAAGTTAATGCGATCTAAAGATTTTGATGGTCCAGTTAATATAGGTTCAGAAAGAATGATATCTATAAATAATTTAGTAAACATTGTTTCAGGTATTGCTAATAAAAAACTTGTTAAAAAACACATACCTGGGCCAATAGGTGTAAAAGCAAGAGTTTCTGATAACCAATTAATACAAGAAAAGTTGGGCTGGAAACCAGAAGAAAATCTAGAATACGGACTAACTCAACTATACAATTGGGTGTCTAGTCTGATATAATATATGAGGAGGCAAAAATGTCATATGAATTAACAAACGAAGAAAAGATCAATGTTATTGAAAGCAGAATTAAAAACATTTATAGAAATGAGTATAGTCTACAAATTTCAAAAATTGAAGAACAATCAAAAACAAGTCCAGATCAATCAATTATTAATAATTTAAATTCACAAATTGCTGATATAGCAAAGCAAACATCTGCACTAGAAGCAGAAATAACAAAGTTAACAACATCTAACTAATAGAACAGGAATAAAATGGAAAAAGCGGAACTAGTAATTACCGCCCTACAACAACGTATTGGCGAAATTGTTTCAAATTATGAAACACAGATTGCAATTCTTAGAGCAGAGATTACACAGCTCATGGATAAGGATAAGGCAAAGGATGAATATTCTCAAAGCCTTTCAGAAACAATCTCCCAATAAAGTATATAACCCTATAGTCCCTAGTGGATTAGTTGCTCATACTGAGAAGGGTTATTTTTATATCAAGGGTAATAAAAAGTTTAAGTTTGTATCTGAGAGGGCCATGCTTTCATGGTCCCTCCCAATTATTAATACAACAGAAAATAAACTAAGTAAACTTATTACCGCTGGTACTTTGGGATTTCGTGATGGAACTTTGATAAAAGACATCTCTGATGGTAAAATGTATCTAGTAAGTGATTCAAAACGTCGTCATATAATTGACCCTAACGTACTAGAATGGCTTAATACAAATGTTATTGGGGCGGGACAAAAAGAAGTCCTAATACATGAAGAAGGAGAACCACTAGATGAGTAATAAGATAATCCAATCAGATAATGCTGTTATTGACTATACAACAATTTCAGTCATGATTGATACCTTAAATAATCAGCAAAAAGCTATTGAAGATCTTCAAGCTACCGTTAACCATACATCGGCAGCCACCGATCCAGTTTCAGGTCAAACAGTAACAACCTCTGGCCCTATGGTTATGAAAGGCGGGTATGTAAAGATAACTGCAAATGGAAATGTTAATATTACCTATAGCGGATTTACATCAAAGCCAACAAGTGTTATTGGAGTTGTTCAGTCAACATCAAATCCAAAAACTGCTGGATGTTATATTAATAAAACAATTACTCAAACAGGTGCTTCATTTACAGTATATGGCCTAACAAGCTTTACTGGAGCAAATTTATATTGGATGGCATTAGGTAACTAATGTACGATCCTATCAAGTTTTGGACAAAACGAGATAGTAAAATCAGCAAAGAAGGATATGTTCTAATAAAAGTACCAGAACATCCTAAAAATTTTAAAGGCTGGTACTATGAGCATCGTCTCATGATTGAAAAAGAATTGAATAGAATGATTGAAGATTGGGAAACCATCCATCATATTAATGAAGATAAGACTGATAATAGATTAATTAATCTATTTCTTTGCTCAAGATTAGAGCATAACAAAGCACACGCTGCTTGACAAAAAACAATACACTACGCTACAATTGACTAAACCTAGAAAAAGGATTATATGACTAATGACTTAAAGTGGATGATGGTATCGGATATTCATTTCCCCCGCCATGATCCAAGAAAAGTAGAACTCTTCATGAAGGTATTGAAGTGGTTCAAGCCAGATGCAGTTGACCTGCTTGGCGATATTGATGATGCAGATTCAACTTCACGTTGGGCTGCTGAGTATCCTGCAGAGTTTAGCATACCAGTATCAGATGGTGGTGTAACAGGAACAAGAGATTTTTTGGCAGACCTACGTCGTGTGGCGGGACCAGAAGCAGAAATACATTTTCATGATGGTAATCATGGCTGGACAAGACATGGTGATTACCTAGCAAAAAAAGCTCCAGCATTTTTAGAATTCATTACGCCTGATTCACTCTATGAGTATAAAAAGCATGGCATTAACTGGCACGAATATAACGAGCCACCTGTTAAACGCT